CTCGCAGGGGACGCCCTGGGCCACGCAGGTGCTCGGCGTGCGCACGCGGGCAACGCGGGACGTGGTGGTGCTGAATGTGGTGCAGACGACACCGGGCGTCTCCGCGCTCGATGCCTACAACTCGGCGGTGAACGTCGATACGCGAACCTGGTCGGCGGCGATGACCCTCGATACCGTGTACGGCGCAATTCCGCTGGTCGCCCCTGCCCTGCCCGCGACGATCCCGCCGTTGCCCCCGCTGCCAGCCGGGCCGAGCGGGGCCGCGCTTCTTCTGGGCTTGCGCGGCGGTCCGTCGCCCCAGACCGATACCTTGATGGAGCCGGCCAACCTGACGCAGCCGGGCCAGCAGAACATCACCGATTTCCAAGTGCGACAGGTCGATGCGGGGAGGTTTTGATGCGGCAAATTGTCCTGCGGCCATCGGGTGTGGTGCAACTACCAGGGGGATACACGCTCGATATCGCCACCGCCCTGCCCGCTGGGCGCGTCGTGGCGGCGCCGGCGCCTCGTCCGCAGCAGTTCGTGCGCGTGACCGCCCCAGAGCCCCAGGCGACCATCCAGGCGACCTCCGTGGGCCTGGTCCCGGCCGCAGGCACCGTCGTCACCTCGATACCCGCCAATCTGCTCGCCGGGCCGGAGGCCACTATCAGCGCCTTCACCATCATCACCCTCGATTCGGGCACCTGGTGAATGTCGGGCACCGCATACGTCTCGCCCACCGCGGCCTATGTGGATGCGACGGGTATCCACGCGCCGAGCTACGCCGCCGTGCTCGCCTATCTCAACGGGCAATTCCAGGGGATCTTCGGCGCCGATATCGTCATCACCCCCGATAGCCAGGACGGGCAGCAGCTCGGAATTTTCGCGCTCGCAATCAGCGACACCAACGCCGCCTGCATCGCGGTCTACAACAGTTTCTCGCCATCGACCGCGCAGGGCACCGGGCTCTCGTCCAACGTCAAGATCAACGGCATGAGGCGCGAGATATCGACCAACTCGACCGCGCAACTTCTCCTGATCGGGCAAGCCTTCACGGTGATCACCAACGGCGCGGCGTCGGACGAGACGGGCTATGTTTGGAACCTGCCGCCCGCGGTGGAAATCCCGGCCTCGGGCGAGGTGACCGTCACCGGCACCTGTGCTGTGGCGGGCGCGATCACCGCCCTTCCGGGCACGATCACCAAGATCGAGACCGTGACATTCGGCTGGCAGAGCGTGACCAATCCCGCGGCCGCGCTGGTGGGCGAGCCGGTCGAGAACGATGCGCAGCTGCGCCAGCGTCAGAGCAATTCGACCGCCGCCCCGTCCGTGACCGTGCTGGCAGGCATCGTCGGCGCCGTCCTCGCGCTGAAGGGCGTCACCGCATGCGTGCCGTACGAGAACGACACCAGCACCGACTACACCGCCACGAGCCCGCCCGCCGGTGTTGGACCGTTGCCGCCGCACTCGATCTCATTGGTGGTGGTGGGCGGCGATCCGGTGGAGATTTGCCAGACCATCCTGCTACACAAAACCCCAGGGTGCTTTACCTACGGCAGCACCCGCGAGACCGTCGATGATGTCTACGGATTGCCGCACGATATCGGCTATTTTATCCCCTCGACCGTTCAGGTCGGGGTCAACATCGCATTGAAGGCCGACGTCGGTTATTCCTCGATCATCGGCGGTGCGATCAGCGTCGCCGTCGCCGACTACATCAACGCGCTGACCTCGGGCGAGGACGTGGTGTGGTCGAAGATGTGGCTGCCCGCCAATCTGTGCGACGCATCGACCGGGCTCCCCACCAATGCGACCGGAACCTATGATATCACCTCGATCACCATCGGCACGCCGGTCGACCACACCGGCGCAAGCTACGCGATGACCAACATCCCGATCAGCATCTTCCAGGAGGCCGCCTGTCTCTCGACCGATGTGATCGTGACCGCGACATAAGGAGGAAATCATGGCAGTCGCACCGTTCGTTCTCGGCATGCGCTCCGGCGCAACACCCATCCTGGGCGCCACGCTTCGCACGCACTACATCGCCGACACCGAAAGCATGGGCTCGATCTGCGGCCACAGCACCCCGTTCGGTTGGGCAGCGGGCGGGCCGAATATCCTCAGCACCGATCTTGGACAGGTGACGTGCGGCGCGTGCCTCGCCGCGCTGACGCATCATTTCCCCGGAGCGTAGCCTCGCGCTCCTCGCGCAAGCGGCGCCCCTCGTTCAGCGCCGCCGTCATAGGGTTGACCCAACCACCGGGAGTGGGCAGCACGGTTTCCTTCTCGTGCCATTGTCCATCATTGCAGAAGCATGGCGGGATGAGTGCGATGCCGTGGCTGGTATCGAGGCGGATGATCGCCAGCACGCCATCCTTCTCGGCCGCGCGCTCGATGTAGCGGCGCAGCGCCTTGTCCTCGCGCCATGCGTTCGGGTGATCGGGATCGGCCCATATCTGCATCGCCGGCATGTCTGTCGTCTTGCCTGTCGCCTCGTCCTGTATGCCCACGAAATCCGGCATGATGTCGATCACGTAGTGCGCGCGGTCGGGGCGGTGCAGCTCGCCGGCGTCGGGATTGCGCAGCCATTGGCACGCCCAAAGATGGCAGGGTGGCGAGATCAGCGCGAGCCTCGAGTAAACCTTGCAGCCCTTGTGCGACTGGTGCTTGCAGCGGGTATGGGCCGGTTTTCCGAGGTTGGGGACGGGGACGAGCTTGCAGCAGAGCGTGCAATCGCCGCACTTGCGGTTCATTCGATTATGCCTCGCTCCCGCACCTGCTCACCGTAGCGGTTGAGTTCGTCCCTGACCGCCTCGATCGTGGCATCGCGATCCTCTGCCTCTCTGATCACGAAGAAGCACGCCTTGGCGCCCGAGAAGAACATGGCGCGGAATTCGGCGATCGCCTTCTTGTCGGCCCCGGTGATGTCCAGCACGCGCGCCTTGAACGCCTCCCACTCGGCGGCGATGCTTTTGATCGGTCTGTTCATATCGTCTCCATCGGGCACCTGGGCAGCGGCTCGGTCAGGTCGAAATACGAGCCGCAACGCGAGCATTTGAGGACGCCCTTGCGTGGCAGCTTCCAGGGAATGCGAACTGACCGCACGCAGAGGAACACGTCGTTGACCGGCTGGCCAGGACGCCAGCGATAGAGCGACGGCAAAGCGATCTCGGCGTTCATGGTGGTGCAAAATCCCGCACGATGGTGGCCTGCCAGCCAAGGCGCTTGAAGCTCGCGCGCACCTTGTCCTCCGGCTGACCGAGGTAATGCCACAGGATCGGCGCGGCGTAGACCACGCGCCTGCTTTCGCGCCCGATGATGAGCCCGGCGGTGAACGGATACTTCCCGCGCACCACCACGCGGACGAGCTTGCCTGTCTCGTAGGCTTCGCCGGGTGTCACAGCGGGTCGATCCCCTCGCGGTCGGCGACCTCAAGCCAGCTATCGATGTCCTTGCGCGTTCGCAGGCTATCCACTGTGGCGCGCAGCAGATCGATGTTGGGGCCTTGCCACGCTCCGGTCATCCACTGTCGTAGATACGCGCGCATGGCGAGAACATGATCCTCCGAGAGTGGCGCCCCGGTGAGCAGATACGCCTCGATCGCAGGTCGTAGAACGCCCGACGTCTCGTCCATCCAAAACCCAGGCATCACATGACCCTCGCTGAATATCTGGGCCTGATCACACCATACCACGCGCAGCGCCCGCGCTTCGTCAACATGATGGCCGTCCTGCTGCAAGCGATGGTCGACTCGCAGACGATGCTGGCCGCGATGACCGCCGATTTCGACCTCGATAACGCGGTCGGCGTGCAATTGGATATCCTCGGACAGTGGATCGGCCGCTCGCGCTACCTGCAACTGCCAATCACGGGCGTGTATTTTACCTTCCACATGCCGGGCGATGCGGTGTTGCGCGATGGCTTCGACCAGGGGATCTGGCTCGGACCCTACGATCCCACGACCGGCGTCGTGGCGATGCCCGACGACACCTACCGCAAGGTCCTTCAGCTTCAGGCGATCGCCAACGGATGGGATGGCACGCTCGGGTCGATCCAGCAAGCGTTCAACACGGTGTTTCCCGGCGTGGTGATCCAGGACAAGGGCGACACCTCGGGCGGTCTCATGTCGATGGACGTGCTGATACCGGGCGCCGAGTTGAATAGCCTGTTGTTGGGCGCACTGGAGCAAGACTTTCCGATCAAGCCCTCGGGTGTGCGGGTCAACATCATCGAGACAACCGTATCTACGCAGCCCATCTTTGGCTTCGATATCAACGATGGGACGATATTCGGCGGGTTTGATGTAGGCGCCTGG